CAAATAGAAGACCTAGAGATTTACAATAGTCAAAGCTCATATTGCTCCATGGTGCACCGTTTGGAATATAAACAACTAACCCATGGTAATAGAACATATCGTAAAATTTAACATCTCTGTCATTAGTACCTGTTCCATCGTAATGTTGTGTTCGACCACTAACACCGTAAGTATCCATTAGCTTTTTATAGCTCTTAAATGTTCCTACAGGTATTCTACCGAAATATCCAGTATCTGTAAACCTATCATAAGCTAGCTTTAGTCCTGCCGGGAAGTAGTTAGTATCAGGACCTTCTGTTAAGTTTTCTGTACTCCAGCTTAAGTTACCTTGTGGTAATGTCATATTAGGGTATAGTTTATTTAACATTGCTGTCTGGTAAGGTTCTTCACCTTCTGGAATAGGTGTTAATACAAAACATATTTCTAATATTCTAGATTTAACATTAACATCAGTTTCAGTAGGAGTATTTTCACCGGCACTACTTAACGCTTTAACTGTTTCTACACCTGGTCCAGGTGTTTGACAAAATGCTACGTTACGAGGTACTATTGCATTACTCCCTACTTTATTCTGGTAAGCGCATAAAAGGGTAACTTCTTCTTTAGTTGGTATACGGGCATAATAAAGTTGTGTACCAAATCGCATAGTAAATCTATCTACTTCTACCAGTTCTGGTTGTCTTGCTACTAAATCATTCCAACACATATTTGCAATGCCAATACCAGGATTAGTGTTCGGGTTGAAAGAAATGGTTATAAAACACATTTTCTTAGTCGTTGGACTAATCATTTTATAATAACCAAACGGATCAGGTAGATCTCGTATAGTAGTACCATCAGACCATTTTCTATCTGAATAAGAAAATGCATTAGTGCCTTCGCCAACGCCCCAGTTAAGACCTAAACAATCTAGCAACTCAGCATCCTGAGGTAACCTGACGTCTTTTGTTATTTCTTGCCAAGCATTAGTATCAGTTTCCGGATCAAATTGATTCCAAGCCTGATCGATGTTAGCTTCGTATAGTTTACCCTTTTTGCTAACTCTTTGTCCTGCTATCCAGTCAAAGTGGTTAGCTGGATTAGTGGCATCTCTGTTATTTTTCTTACGGTTAGTATTATTACCCCATTCACCTGTATAATCACGTAGTGCGCACCATGTACCGCGTTTATCTATTTCAACAGAAGAATTATGTATAGTCGAGTCGCCAAAATAACCATATCCTCTCGCAAATATACCACCTACTGGGCTAGTGCCATATCCGGTTAACTTATTCGCAGGTACCAAAAAGTTAAATTCGTCCATTTTAGCAGTATTTAAAACAGTAAAATTCTTAGTAATAGAACTACTTAAAATTTTATCAGTTCCCGTATTTACATAAACATCTAATGTTACACTATATGTTTTCTTAGGATCTAATGTTATTGATTTTGGTATTTGCCCAGTACCAGCAAGACTCTTAATCTCTGGATATACCAGTCCACCAGTGTATGCTGGTTTTCTACTATCGATATAACTACTCCATACCACAGTAGCACCATCTTTAACTGTGACTTTAAGTGCATAATCATTAGGAGCGGTTTCCTCTACTTCAGACCCACCAAGATCCTTAAACACTTTCTTAACTAAGAAAACACTTTGATTACTTAACATAACATTATCATGTGTGCCAGAAACAAAATCTGCTTCTTTAACAGTATATACAACACCTATATGGCTATAATTCGCAATACTTTCAATACTGCTAATTGTATCATCAACACTATGAAATATAACCCCTACTTTATAGTCAGTAGCTCTCTCTAGTTTATTTCTAGGAATATCAATGCTTAGTAAGTTAGTGGTATTTTTAATAGATTGCCATAACACAGTACCAGTATTACTATATAGTGTCCAAGTTGTGCTACCATGTGATTTTTCAGGGTGGTTAGCTATATTAAGGTTTTCACCAGTAGCCCTTATTCTAGCACCAATACCAACTGGATCAACATTAACTATTGGAGCCGGTAGTGTAAATGGTCTACTTCTAAAATCAAATGTTTTTGTCCAATTACCAAAATTAGTCTTATAGGTACATTTTACAGTATAGTTGGTAGCATAATCAATATTAGTAAATCTATGTTGATCATAATCAGTACCAGTTGCTTTTAATACAGGTACTGAACTATCTCTAGTATATAGTTCCCAGATTACACCTCTTTTAGATATCCAACTACTATCAGCGCCAGTAGCATCTGTTATTTTAATTAATGGACTTAAACTATCATTATCTTCTATGCTCATTTCTCCTAAGACATAGTCAAATCTACACTCTGTAGGAATTTGAGTTGCATAGTTAAGAACAGTTTTTTCTCCAACTACCCTACCCTTTGCAGATAATGATATAACTGGATTAACTATTTCATTATTAGGCATCCATTTTAGCCAGCTCTCTGCAGGTTGCATATCATAGACTAAATCTTGATCATATTTATTATCAAGATTTGAATCCATACGCACTTCTAATGCAATTGGATTATTATTGTTATAGTTCTGAATAGTCCATGTTAAATATAATAAATTTTCAGCTACTGGCATTTTAAATTTTTCCATAACTAGCTTAACCCCGCCATGGGCTTCTTTAGTTATAGTAATTAATTTATTAAGATTAGACTGATCTTCAGCTGGTGTTCTAAAATTTATAACGCCTTCATTACTTTTACTCTTATCTCCTATATAGACAGCAGATACCCTATAGTCATTATCAGGTTCTAATATACCAGTAAGATTTAATCTAGTTAGCTCTTTACTGTTTTCTTCTCTATAAACAACAGAACCAGTTCCATTCTTAACAACCCATGTAGTAAATTTATGTCTATCTGTTCCACTATTAACTACAAAAGGACTACCATTAATTTCATATCTACCTTCAGAAGTATTAAATGTTAGTGTTGGCCTACCAATCGTAGATGCAGGTGTTTTATAAGTACCTATTACTTTTCTAGTCCTACTAAACACTGGATGAGAAGTATGATATACTAATGTTATTTTATATTCAGTTTCAGGTTGTAAAATACCATCTTCTACCTTATATTCTCTAAGATAGTCTGGACTATTTGAAATAGTTTTTACTTTTGTACCATCAGAGACTTTAATTATCTCCCAGCTTGATCCAACATGTGTAACTCCTGTTAAGTTACCGAATAGTCTAAACTCAGAACCTTTGATCAATGGTGTACTACCATCTTCAACTACACTTAATGTAGGTATAGCTACACCACCTTCTGGTGTTGTAAACTCTAAAGCATCTGAGAATGGAGAACAAATGTCTTCTGATATAAATCTATATTTTACATATACTTTTCTATTAGCTTCATTAACAGCAGGGTACCAACCATCTCTAAAAAGTGGATCAGCGGTACTATCTATAATAGTACTAAAATCAGGTACTAGAGAAGCAACCCATTCAGTAGCTTTATGTTCACCTACAAAAGTATCATTAGTTCTATAACTTGCTATAGGTAACATATCAGCATATGCTTCTGGATGTACCAATGGTGTCTCTGTTATATCTGGTTTTAAAATCTGAGAGCTTGCTATGTTAGCACCAGAATTCAATATCTCTTGTAATGTTGTATCTGTTATCAACCAGCCAGATTTATCTGGGATTTTAACATTGATGTCTTTAGGCGTTTCGCCAGTTCGTATAGACTTAAAGTATATCGAACTTTGGTCGTGTATTCTTAACTCGGCCATAGCTTTTCTCCTTATATTAATATTATAAAAACATCCTAAATATCCTGTATATTTAGGGTTAGGTTCAAAAAAGTTGAGACTATAGAGAGACTATTATTAAGTCTCTCTATAGTCTTATATTAGTTATAACATCGAATTTAATTGTGATGTTCGATCGCTAAGATTAATGTTAATGTATTTATCAATAACATTAGTTCTAGTTAATCGTTTAAAGGCACTTAAATATTTATGCATAATATCTAATGGGCTGCTTAATTCTACAGAAGTATAAATACCTATTTCAGATTCACTGTTACGTTTTTTTATTTCTTCTGCTACATCAAAACCATTAAACTCGATAAAGGTATCGTCCATTCTAATAATACTATCTGATAACACAATATCTACTAGTGCTTTATCCACATGATTATTTAACAGATATTTATAAGCCATTAGATTAGCATGTCTGCCTGTGCATATGACAACTTTATAAGTATTTAAAATATCTTTATGATACTCTGTTTTAATAAAATTAAAATCTAACTCTAAAAGCTTAAGAGTAGTTGGTATATCATTAACAACTAAGAGTGTTTTACTACCAACATTACTCAGAATGATAGGATCACCTACCGCTTTAAGATCTATCTTATTTAGTATTTCTGTTTTACTTGTAACCATTTCGGTTTGTTGTGGAATGCTTTCCTCAATATCATAAAGCGTAACATCACCAGTTTTTTTAGAAGTCCGTTTCCAAAGATTTTTCATCTTTTCTTTTAATTTACTAAACATAATGCTATCCTACATATTAGAAAATATTTATTAAACTACCACAGGCTTTAACTAGTCTGATAACAGCCTCTGCAGCCTGAGGGTTAATAGTATATAGTCCCCAAAACACGACAAGGACGACAAATAATGTATTTCCTATAAAGAACCACTTCATCATTTTAAGAGATTTAATCTCTTTACCTTGTTGTTCTATTATATTGTATAAAGCTACTTTGGTCTCCCTATCTTTACGCCTGTAGTCTTTAAAATAACCAATAATTGCTCTCATATTAGAAGAATGCTCATACTGCATTAACTGTCTTGTTGATGCATCTGAACTCTCTTTAAGTAAAAAATATTGATAGAGCTGTGGATCTTTTTCAATAAGATGTTGTATCCTATTTAAAGATTCACTATTGGTCGGGGCGTTCTGTAGCATAACAGAAAAACTTGATTCAGATTTAGCTAATAAGTCGTCTAACGATTCTGCCATCCATTACCCCTTCCTTGTATGTTTTATTTATTATTTAAAAGTATTAATAACCATATGCTTCCAGCTATTTTCAATATCATATTTAAGCATGACCAGATAGATTGTATTACGTTTAATTTTTTCCATTGGTATAGAAAGTGCATAAGGTGGTCTATCAAAATTTACTAGTGTTTCATAAGCAGTTACGCCTCTACCATTATTAAACGCCATAATCTTAATAGCTACATTTTTAGCATTCTTATAAGGGTTAAGTGTTGTATCTATAGATAAACTAACAAAGTCAGCATTAACAATAGATTTACCTACCCTGATTACATTGGCATCAGATGATTTACCATTGATATAAATAGTCTTCGTAGCTATTTGGCTACTATCTCCAGAACTAGCATGGAAAACAGCTTTAATACGATAAACCTTATTATTATCTAAAATAATATCATTAACCAATATTTTAGATTTTGATATTTCATTTAGAAGATTTTTCCAAACTACTTTACCATCTAAAGTTTCAATCCAGTAAGAGGTAGCAGCATGAGTTGCATCTCCAATAGCTGCAAACTCTTTACAAATGATATAAAACCCAGTTGGTACATGGTCATTAACTATGCTATCTGTAGTTATATCTGGAGAATTGACTCTAGAAGGTAAATCAGATTGATTCTCTATATCGTCAAATGCTTTATGTGTCCAAACATCTAGATTTGTCCACTTATGTGCGCCCTTATTTGTAACAACTTGTGCTCTTGCATAATACTTAGTTCCAGGGTTAAGAGTCATCTCTATAAACTTAGAAGATTTATTTACTCTATCCTCATAGGCAGAATAAATAATCTTACTTCTTTCAAAGTTCTTAGCAGTTGAAATTTCCCAGTTAGTATATATCCAGTCAATGTTATTAGTAGTATCGATATTTCTTAATCGCAGCACTAACATGCTCATCGTTATTGCTCCTTATATATTGTTTTAAAAATATTCAGCCATAACTCAAGCTCTGTTAGACTGTATTATTGTTTTTTATTTCTTTTTAATTTAGTAAAAAGAGTTTTATACCAAGATAAACATTTAACCCACCCTGACTTAAGATAAGAGAATGCTATCATTTTCAAAATCCATCTGATAAGTTTTTTAAATCTTACACAGATACTAAATCTCCTTAGTTCTATAGGAACTGGGTATTTAAACATATCATGTAGATCCTGTGGACTATATTCAGATTCATTTGTACCATATAGTTTATTATAACCTAATAAGATTAAAATAGCAGCTATTAACTCTGAGCAAAACCAAGATTTATTATAGAAAGAGATTCCAATCACTTGGTTCCAAACCAATCCCAGAGTATCGTACTTTGGAGAGACTTGAGCCTCTATATACTTCCAAATATTATTATATGTTTCTTCAGCTACTTCAATTTCAGGTAGCTCTAAATATTCATACCGTTCATGGTCTAAAGGTTTTAATTTATTAACATAAATTCCCTCTTTAGGGGTCGCTGAGATCCAGTGATCCCCTAAGATAAGTTCTGCATGATAGTATTTAGAATGGCACCACCAATTAATAACTTTAGCAACAAATCCCGAATCCTTAGTATACGGTCTAAGAGCTAGCTTAGGTTGTATCTTAATGATACCCATCTACTACTCCTCTAAAATATGTTTAAGAGCTATAGCATAACAACTATCGTAAATAGAACTTAAATCTTCAGAAGGTGTTTTCTTCTCTGTAGTAGTTACTGCACCTGTACTTAAATCAATTTCAGTTTCAACACTTCTACCAACTCTATCAAAAACTTCATTACCAGGAAACTTAAGAAGCTTTTTAACTTCTAGTTTTGCTAACTCCATATATGTTAATGATTCTGCAGAGAAGCAAGCTTGAATGTGGCCAGCTATAAGCTTAGCTAATTGACAAATTTGTTCATATGTTAATTTTGCAAATTCATTATTATAATCTTTCCAATCGAAAGTCCTGTCACAACGACCTTTAGTAGCTATCTCTAAAAGACCTAATGTAACATAACCAGTTACGTTTTCTTTAGCTAGAGAATCTGAATCAAATTTTCTACCAAATAGTTCAACACCGCCTATAGACTTTTGATCTCTTAAAGCTTTAATGGTTGGTTTAAGTCTATCTACTAGAAACTTAACAGTTAACTCTTTAGAAGAAGCTGCTATTTCTGTTAAAGCTGGGTCTTGGTTAGTCATAATCCCAAAACGTACATAACTTTCAAAATCTTGTAAATAGTTTTCTTTATGTTCTAAATTAAGATCATTAACTTCTGCTAATCTAGCCTCTTGTTCTGGAGTTACTTCAATTGTTTCTGATATTCCATTAGAGTACTTATTAGGGTAAGTATTAATCATATGGAATACATCTTCGATATTATCGGTAAATGCTTCTGCTCTTACTGACTCACCTTTAACATCATAAGTAACTAAATATTTATAAGCACTAAACTTATTATTAATGTATTTTAACATAATATTCCTTTTTATAATTTTGTTAAAAATGTTAAGGAGGATATATCCTCCTTATTATACTATAGAGAAAAGTCGGTAGTATCCTCAAAGACTAATCTTATACCATGGTCATTACGCGCGATCTCTTGGTCGACATAATAAACCGCCTCTAATTTTGTACCACCTCTAGATATAATCTCTTTGTTATTAACGGTAGTTAATACGAAATCATGACATCCATTACCAGAATAATGCTCGAACACACCTAAGTTAATGTTATCAAGCTTATCCCAGTTACGTCCTATTTGGAAACCTCCATGATAGTTATTAGTATCAATACTCAATGGCATATGCTCAGCAACACGATAGATTAATTCATTCCACTCTGAGAATCTAAATAGGTTAGCATTAGCGATAAGTCTATCATTAGGTAGATCCTCAATAGGTCCTAAATCCATATAAGATGGACCACCTCTAAGGATACGTATATTATAAGTAAGACCATCGCCTAAACGATCTACTGTCTTATTAACATAATCTGGAATTTTAACCTCAGGTCCATAAACAACGCCAAGTTCTAGCAAATCGTGGAAACTAACACCATAGGCAATAGAAGCTCTATTAACCAGTATTCTCTTACCATGATTCCAGAATGCTAAGAAACCAAAATCTAAGTTGATTCTAACGCCCTTAGTTAATCCAATAGCATTATAGATATTAAATTTATCAATATCATTTGGGATAATACCGAAATAACCAGTATCTGTATAACGATCATATTGTAATGTTGGGTATTTCTTCCTTGCTAATAGCCATGGCTCTTCATAAGGAGAGATATACTCTAATATCAATCTTAACGATTTAGTCCTATTGATAGCTGGTTCATAACCTATGATCATATTTCCCTGGTTATAAGCTGCAGATTCAGGATCATCACTATTAGCTAACCAACATTCTGTATTCAGATCAGAAGGTATTAAATCTGTTGTATCCTCAGTAGCTTTAAAACGTTGAAACTCTTTAATCTCGTCTATAGTTGGTAATCTTAACCAATATAGTCTTTCGCCTATTCTTATAGTACGACCTTTGCCTACCAGTCCTGAAATAGCTAAATCGTTATAAGAGATATTCTTAAGTTCAGGGCTATCATAAAGATAGAGAACTTTCATACCTATCATAAACTTACTAACAGTTGACGTAGTTGAACCTTCATAGCTTCCTTTAGTTACACTATTAGAAGTTATGTCAGTTTTATTATTATCTATAATAGTAGGATGGAAACCAATGTTTCTTAATAACCATCTATAAGTAGATAAGTTATTTCTATCATCTTCTTCCCAGTAGATAATATTGTTATCGCTAGCTTTACCAGGTATTCTGTTCTTATTAAGATGTACGTTATTACCTAAAGCAGCATAGCTAGAAGTATCTAATGCTCTCCATAGTCTATTTTCATAGACTACTTGACTATCTATACCATATTCAGTATAGCCATTCCAAACACCTAAATAGTTTCTAGTATCATTAAGTTGGTCTATTGGTATAGTACCATAGTACTTACTAGTTTCATTACTATTATCATCACCAACTATAACATTAGGTAACCCATCATCTGGCATCTCTATAAATTTTACTCTAGTTTTAAAGTTTAGAGTTACTGGATCTGCAGGACCATATGCTTCACCATGATAAGTAACTGTTAATACATAATCAGTATTTGGTAATAAAATATTGTCTAATATATTTAGACTAGTTTTATTATATTTATCATCTTCGTTATAAACTATCTCTCCAGTACCTACAGCCATAATTTTCCAGTTAGTTTTAACATGGACATCAGAATCTATATTAGTCTTAAATGGTGAACCTGTTATAATAGGAAACCTAGGAACCTGATCTGGCTCTCCAGAAATATGAATCTCTGGTGGTATGATATAGACATTAGGTGTCGTAATGTAAGCGGCATCACTTGTTAAACTATTATAATTTCTACCTAAGATTTTAGCAGTTACTTTATATGCTGTATTACGTTTAACACCATCATTTCTATCTATCTTAAGTATCCTACTATCCCATTTTAATGTTCTATCTTGAATAAGGTGGTTAACCACTACTTCAGTAGGTGGAACATTAGGATCTGACGATGGAGTTATATCAACTTCATAAACATTCCAGATTACATATTCTGGTGTATCTTCATCACCTACAACAACATAATCAGAAACTGAACCAGTTATAACTAACCCATTATTAGAAAGAGTTACTATTGGTTTCTTAATAACAATGTTAATAGTTTTAAAAGCTTCTTCTACCCATGGACTATTATATTTCTGTCCTAAATATCTAGCTTTGATCTTATAGTTAGTATTAACCTCAACCCACTTTCTATCTATAATTAAAAAGCTATCGTTATTTTCTACTATCCACTCTTTAATTAAGTTATCAGTACCAGTATTAGCATGGTTATATAATAACCACTGTGTGCCTCTCTGTGTATCATTTGTCTTAATAGTTTTAAAAGGGCTTAGTTTAGCAGTAGGTTGCATACCTTTAGTTGTTATACTAAGTTTAGGAGGTTCAATACCTACATAAGGCATATTAATACTTAATATAGATGTATCTGATAACCCATATTTTTTACCAACAGCTACTATTGAAAAACTATACTTAGTAGATGGTTCTAATATATCGTCAGGGACTCTATAAGTATAACCATTTACAACAGCAGTATGAACTATATGTTGTGGTACTACAGATTGATTTATAATAGTAACATCAAAGTGGTCTAATGTATCACCACCTTCAAATACTTCCATTGGATCTAAGTTAATACTAACTACGCCATTTTCAGTAGTAGATAATTTAAACTTAGGAGCTTGAACTCTAAAGTTACCAGTTTTAAAAATTAACCTAGATAATGGTGTCGAATACCTAGCACCTTTAAAGGTACAAGTTATAAGATAATTAGTGTTAGGTTTTAATTTAACCTTAGCACCAGTAGTAGCATCTACTATTGGAAAATGAAGAGTATATTTATCTACATCTGCATCTAGTTTAACTACTGAATATGTAGGTGTAAAGTTATCGGATAAAAGACTATTAATCTTTTCGCTATTAACAGTTAGCCCATCTTCTACTTCTGTTATACCCCAAACTACTCTAACTAAAGTATCTGGAGATTCTTTACCTACAAACTCTGGAGATAGAGTATAAGCAGTTGCAGTTATAGTAGGCTCAAGTTCATTAAGTGTTAATGACAATGCAGGAACTGCTACTTTAAAACTAGGGAAATTGACTCTAACTGGTTGTGTAAATGGGCTAGAGTGTGGATAACTTATATACCTTGCCCTTACATAGTAATAACCAGATGGTAAATAAACTTGAGTAGGTCTAAACTTACTAAAATCTCCTCCAGGCACCTCACTCTCTACGAACTTACCTTTCCAAACTATATTAGTAAAATTTGAATCTGTTGCAATTTGCCATTGGACTTTATTAACCTTACCTTTAAAGTTTTCATTAGGTGTATAAGGTGTAAGCTCGAAAATGGTAGTGTCTGTTATTAGATCACCCTCTTTAGGAGAAACAATAGCTGGATAACCCATAAGAAACGGAGTTTTAATCTTACTAATATAATCGTAGACTGTTACATCACTAAGTAACGTAGCGTCTTCTATATCAACCAGATCTAGCTGAACATTCTTTTCTAAAGTTTCTTCTCCAAATTTCAAGGTGGTTGTGCTATCATGTTTTCTGTTATGCGAGATAATGTTAGCTAACATACAAAAACTCCTTGTAAATTTTGATTAAAAATAATGGATAGTAAGCAAATACCTTCCCATTCAACGAAGCGAGACACCAGTCTAGCTAGGCTAAATGAGTAAAAACAAGGATACCTAGAGAAATAATTCTCTAGGTATCCTATTAAACTTTGACACAACATGTTAAACAACATATATAAAGAAAATATCTTAAATTAAGAATAACAATGAATAAAAATTCTTATTAAGATCATTTATTAATAGATTAGTAAACAAAAAAAAAATATAGAGCATAGAGAGAAAACTCTCTATGCTCTTATAAGTTATTGTACACGTCTTTCGAAGTGTGGACCGTCGTAAAAAGTCTGGTAGAAACCACCCCATTGGTTCATAGGGTCGAGACTACACCAATAGTCTCCGAACATTTTAAGGTCTTCTCTATTCTGTAGCCAGTTTCCATCTTTAAATATGAAAAGGTCTACTGCACACTTAACTAAGTGATTACTTTTACTTGTTTTTGATTTACCTGTTCTAAGATAAATCTCTTGCATTTCTGGAGTTCTTAAAAGTTCACCACCTCTTACCTCATATCCATTCTGATGGATAAATATTAAGAGTTTAGAAAAATCTCGCATAAATGCTTCTTGATGTTGACCTAGTGTCATAACTTACTCCTCGCTTGGAATTAGATATCGAACATATCTTCGCTCTCTTCATCCACTGCAGTAGCTTCTACATTTTCATCGTTAATGTTTTCTAATATAGGAGCTCGATATGGGAATGGGAGAGTAAAATACATTAAACTATCATCGATAATCCCTACACCCCTGTGTTTGCCTCGTTGTACTGTTAAATGCCACTTCTTATTAATCTTAGCTTTATAAATATAAATCTCAAAATCAACAACCTGGTCTATCTGTTTAGAACCTTCTGTATAGCCCTTACCAGCAACTTCTTTAACGAACAGAGAATCTTGTATACCGTTACGAATAAGGGCTTTAGAATCGCTACTAAGCTGATGTGCACTTATGCAAGCTATTCCCTTACTAGCACTAAAGTTTCTAACACGTCTAAACATATCCCTTAACGCTGTACCAGTTGGTCCCGAAGTGTCACAACCAGTTGTTGGTAAAATAGCAAGATAATCTATTATAAGAAGCTGAACTTCGTATCCTTGTGCTTCTAATTGATTAACATAACTAAAAATACTTTGATAGGTCCAAAGTGTTGGGTCTGCTCTTACTAAGAATATTTCAAAACCATTTTGTCCTAAACGTTTAATAACGTAATCTTGAATTTGTTCTGTAGATAAATTCTTAAGGTCATCTTCTGTGTTTTCAGGAAGCTTACGATTCTCGTGGTAATATAAATATGTATACATATATTCCAAAGTATCTATCGTTTCGTCTTCAAAACTTAAATATACTAGTGCAGGTTTCTTCTTAGGATCTTTAAGTTGTGGATGATTATAACGAGCTGTTTGCATAAAGATAGACTTAAGAAACCCAGATTTATAGTTATGCTGTAATGAACAGACTATGCCCATCTGTCCCTTTCTAAAGCCCTTTTGGAGCATGTTATTAAGTTGGACCCAACCAGTTTTAAGTATGCCGCCCTCTTCTTTAGTTGCCTTTAGACTTTTAACAATATTCTCCATATCATCTTTAGAAGACAATCGAACGGTATTTAAAATACCAGCATCCTTAGTACTTGTTTTATTACATAATGACTCTAGTTCTGGGAGTATCTCTAGTATATCATCTGCTACAGATTTCTTAATATTACCATTATTAAGGTTATAAGTAAGTAAGTTCAATTTCTGTATAGCTGTTGCTGATTTATAGTATTGTGTTAACTTATTAACCATAGAAGCTACAGATCGTTTCATACCGCCATCTGTCATCTCTGTCGTAAGTTGGTCATGTGCTGTATCGTAATATAAAGTATTAGTTCTAAAAATAACCTTAAGTTCTCCTAAGAGATTAGGTTTATCATCATATGCTTCAGGATTAGCTATCATTCTATTAAGAAGATCTATAAGTGCAGTTTCTGGAGAATTGATATCTCCTTCTAACATAGTTTGTCTTTTTGGTTTAGTAACTGCTAATATAGACTTTACAATATTTCTACTATCATATGTTCCGTCTTTAGTTATCTCTCTTTCTCTAAAGAGCAGAACTATACACGTTATCAGTATGTCAATTTTATTCATTGTTATGACTATCCTCTCTTTTTATTGTTGTTCTACATTCAATCTTTATTTTTGTAAAGGTTAAATACCAGCAGTGTTTTGTTAGGTGATTTATAGGTACCTACGTACGTTAATGGGTATGCTATAAGATTTTTTGTTTAAATTTAAGTAAGGAGGACACGTGGCAAGTATAAATATAATACCTACAAGTGTACCCAAAGAGAATACTAATAGAAGGAATAAGACTATAATATTTGTTCCTGATTACCTAGTTGGTGGTGGTACTCGTAGTATGAACACTAAGTTGCTTTCAAGTATCGACGACTATTTCAGAAAGGATCTAACTGATATTAACACCTATCCGCTTCTTAACACTATACCAAAACTTCAACCTATAGAAAGACTTGGTATCAATCCTTATATAGCTCCTAATACATTTAGAGCAATATATTATGGATTGGTAGATGCTGGGTTAGTACCTGTTGATGTTGAAACTATTCTATCTGCAGATAGTTATGTTAAAAGAATCTTAGGACTAGATGTTAATAGTCTGCCAACTGATACTAATAAGTTATTTAGTAAAGGTAAGCGTGTAATAGACTCTGTAACAGCACATTCTGAAGTAGACCCTAGTTATCCTGTAGATGTTGTTATGAGTAATATAGAAAAGCCTTATAAATTCTATATAACGAATGATATTTTATTCGTAATAATGGAAAATGGTTTTGGAAATATACTCTTAAGTAACTATGAACCAGTCGTTAAATATATTGTAACTGATATAGTTAGAGAATATCAGAACAAGTTCGGTACTAACGAGCTGCATAGTAGTATGTTATTTAATGTCTACTTGAAAACACTAGATAGATGTATCTTTAGCTAGGGTACAATCTATATAGTTTCGGATTGTTGTAAGATACTGATGCATATGAGGATAAACAAAAATAAATATACAAAGGACAAAATATGAGTATGACCAAAACTCAACTCCGTGGTGTATTCGATGCTATTATGGCATCTGAGAAAACACTAAAATCACTAGATAAAAATGGTATTGCTAACTATAGCTTTAACTCAGAGAGCCTTTCATCTACTGAAAGACGTGCTGCTGAAGAGACTTTCAATAACTTCAGAGAGAATATTGAAGCTGCTATTAGCAACATCAACCTTGAGAGCTATGGTAAAGGCCTAGGCGAACTAGCTCTTACACCAGTACAAAAAGCTGCTGCTGTTCAAGCTGCTGCTATGGCTGTTAACCCAGGTAGCCTAACAAAAGCTCTTAGCGAGTCTTTCGGCTCTCTTAAACCAGATGAGAAAATGGGTATGAACTTCGAGTCTGCTGATTCAGTTCTATCTTTCGAAGATGTACTTTCTGATATGAAAGTTAACCTTGAGTCTTTCGATGGTCAACAACTACAATCAGTTTACTACACAACTGTAGCTCTAGCTGTTGCAACATCTAAACAAGATGAGTTCTCAGAGGCATTCTTCCCACTAATCGTAATGGGACCAGCTGATGCTTTCTACGAAGTTAAAGTTCCTATCGATAACTTTGTTAAAGAGTTCAAACACGTTACACCAAGAGGTGTTGATGTTAAAATGGATCCTAAACCAATCCTTAAGAACCTTTTCAACAACGAACTTCTTACAGAGAACAGACTAAGAGTTAAACCATTCGTAGATAATGACCCTGATAAATTTGCTCTTATCCACGATGCAAAATTCGGTGTAACTATCAATGGTGAAACTTTCAACTCTGCTCCTTATAAAATGGGTGCTAAGATCGATATCTTCGGTGTAACTAATACTAAAGCTGATGTAGCTCGTGGTAATGTTACAGACTTTACAGATGCACTTGATCGTGCTATGTCTCTTACTAACCTATACCTAGGTTTCAAGAACGCAGCTAACAAAGATCTACAAGCTAAACTTGACCTTTCATTTAGACCAAGAACAGCTTTCCAACTTCCAGCTGAGGGACATAACAAAGAGCTTACAGCTAACTTTACTGGTAAATTCGTATTGAATACTAAGTCTACTAAAGACTTCCAAGATAAAGAGAACGCTGACAATGCCCTATTCGGTGCTACACTTGCTGGTGGTACTGAGTATACAGTTGAAGTAGAGCTTTCAGTAACTGGTTCTGTTAGAACTGATACTGGTGTTATCAAACTGAATGCTACAAGCCTTGAGCTAGTAGAGATCAAGAAGGTAGCTGATGGTACAATCGTAGAAGATCTTACAACTGGTGATGGCCAAGCTATTAAAGAAGCTCTTGAGAAAATTAGTGTTGTAGGTTATGATCTAGACGTAGCTGTAACAAACAGCAACTTTAGAAAGAGAAGCATCCTTCTACACAATGAGTCTACAAGATATAGACACATCTGCGAATTTAGAAGTGGCTTTAACGTAATTAAACCAGTATTTAACCTAACTGGTGAAGATAACGATGCTATCGCAGAGACAGTTGAGAAACAATCTATAGCTGTTAGTGCTGCTATGAGTTGTACAGCTGTTGGTACACTACTTGGCTTTGCTAAATATCTAGAGGATCTAGATGCTGCTAAAGCTCTTAGCTCAGCATTGACAAAAACTCAAGCTGATACAGTATTCGTACCATTCTATCATAAAGAAGAGTTGAAACTTAAAGATAACGTAGATAGCCTAAGAAGCTATGAGAGAGTACAAGACATCGCTGCTGGTATTCTTAATAACATCGCAGACGTTGTAACTGTAATGGGTCTAGAGTCTAACTATACTAACGTATTTGAGAAACTACGCCCTGGTAAACGTAAAACAGTTGTAATTGGTACTGATCCACACATCGCAAGATACCTAGGTCAACAACTACAACCATCTGTAAATGCTAGTGTTAGTTCAAATACATTTAACCTAACATTCGATACAGATGCTGTTATCGTTACAACATGCAACCCACTAATGAAAGATAGAATTTTCGTAGCCTTCACAGACTTCGATAATCCAGATAGAAATACAGCTCCTGACCTAATGAGCTTCGGTTTCGGTCTATATACACCACCTTTCAACCGTGAGGTACAAACTACTAGAGCTAACGCTACTGTTAAAGAGCTTCATATTGAGCCTCGCTTTAGCTTTATCCCTAGCATGGCAGTACTTGCTGAGTTCCACATTGAAGGTATCTCAGAGGCTATTAAGAAAAACGTACACCATTACAAAGTTGTTCTATAATATTTAT